GCGACCAGTCGTAATGTTGCTTGACGCGATCGACTCCCCATCCGAATTCATGCAGCAATTTAGCGATATACTGTACGGCATTTTCTTCCGCTTGACGATAGCGCTCGCCGCCGCTTTTCGAGTAGCAGATTTCGATTCCGATGGACTTGCGGTTGCCTGCGCCGTTTCCACCGTCTCCTGCGTGCCAAGCATTGCGGTTAAATGGAATCGCTTGAATGACGTTTTTATCGTCCACTGCGACATGGTAGGATACTGCGTTATTATTGCGTTTCATGTACGCTATTTCATTCTCGGCAGGCGCATCATTCGCCGTATTATGAACCGTAATAAATTGTGGCGTCATTTTATACGGACATTTAATCGAATACTTGCTCGCAGGCACGAAATCTTGCGTAAATTTATAAGTCGCCATTATTTATCACCGTCTTTTTTCGGACGTTTATACGATAATGCGCGCTTACTGTCCGCGATGCCCGCCGTAGTAGGATCAAGTATCGCATTGTAGACGCTGACTGCGATAATTACGAGTACATACGGATTGGATACCGCGTCTTTAATTAGACGTCCTACGCTTTGCCACGTCGTCAAGTCTGCGCCGGAAATACCGTAATAAGCGAATAATGGCGCAAAGATGGCGAGTGCAATCGTAATCCAAAATTGTACGTTTTTGGCGCGTACTTTCCAGTTAATTTTTGTCATATCCGAGTCGCCTCCGTTTATATTAGTTTTATAATAGCGATAATTAAGCTGGCTAATCCGAGTATGGTCGTTACCGCCGTTCCTATGATCCATCGTTTATGTGTTGCGGACTCTTTACGAGAGTCTGCGATGTCTTTGCGTATATCTTCAATGTCTTTCGCGTTGATGTCCGATTTCTGTTCCGCACGATATGCCGTTGCTTGCGCATTGTCCGCTGTGATTCGAATCGATTTTACATCGTCTATTTTCGCTTCGATTCCGCCGAGCCGTTGGTAAATATCGCGTATTAATTCATCGTTCAATGTGGCGCCTCCTTCGCGTTTGATTAACGTTAAAAAGCGCCTTCGAAGATAAAGGCGCTTAGTACATTTTTGATATTCGGTTATTTTTCAGTTACTGCACAATATGAGACAATTATTAAACAATCAACTGTATCCGCAAATTCAGGTAATGTTTTTGCGTGTTCCTATGAACGTTTGTACATAGAAATTCGGTGTATTAATATAGGTGATTTCATTTTTATCTCCCTCTAAGTGGATAATCGCAATATATGCGTTTGGGATTTTTATTTCATTTATAATTTCAGCTTTTACTTCAGATATTTGCGTAAAATGTTAGTTAATTTTACTTTCCGTGAATAATTATTTGAAATAACCATTTTTAACCTCCTAAATTATATATTATTAGATAGCGGGGTGTAGTTATTTCCCTCCACTAAAACACTTGAACCACTTCCTAACATCATATCATCCCATTTAATACCGTAAGTTTCGTTTCTAAGGACAATTACCTTAGATGGATCAAAGTAAAATCTTATTCCATACCCGGTTATTGAGTTACCTTGTATAAAATTGTTAGAAATTGTGATTCCTAACTCGTCTTGAGCTGTAGTAGCACTTATTCTAATACCTATTGTTACAGCATCAACGATGTAATTATTAATTATTTTTGTTCCAAATGATGCTGTTTGAGCAACCGAAATACCATATTCTTTAGGACTATATATGTGATTACCTTCAATTAAACACATAGGTGATGAGGTAACAAAAATACCTGTACGTCCTGCATTTCTACAAGTATTATTAATAATTTTTGTAGATTTTGCCCAAACAACTGATATATTGTTACTAGTTGAGGTATCTCTATTCTTTACAAAGTTTTTTGAAATAATAACATCTTCACATACTTGACCTGATAAACCAACAGAAATCCCTCTATTTGCATCTATAATGTTATTACCTTCTATAGTAACCATTTGAGATGCGCGAACCGTAATACCTTCGAAATAACCTTGTATATAGTTATTTCTTATTGAGCAATTACGATATTTAATAAAGTCTGATGTGAAAGTAGTTGTAAAGTTAATACCGTTTGACTGAGTACCAAAACATCTATTATTTTCAATATGCACATTTTCAACAATACTTTCTGTGTTGGCACTCTCTGCGTTAATACCCGCAAAAGTCCCGCTATGAATGTGATTTTCTCTTATATAGCAATTGTGAGTATTTCCGGCAATAGCAATGCCGTTTCTGTCGTGATTTCTAATCTCATTCTTAAATACTGTCACATTTGATGAACTCGTTATATATACTCCATCGCCACGAGTGTTTTCAAGTATACAATTTTCAATTTTAATCTGGTCAGAAGAACTTACTCTAATACAATGCTCTGTACCAGACATTATGGTATTTGACTTATTAAAATCCAACTTTAAATTACTTAGAGATACCTGTTGTTTATTTCGCACCAAAAACATAGGTGCATCAATTATTCCTATGTTTTTAAAAGTAGGCATACCAACTCCAACTAGATTGATATTCGACGGGATAGTTAGCGTGGTTGAAATAGCGTAAATACGAGACGGTACAATTACATCACCTCCACCACCAATACTTACTTGAGATAAATACTCGTTTATCTTTGTTGCGTCATCGGTTACACCATCGCCAATAGCTCCAGAGAGCAGTAAATTGTGACCAATTTGTGCCAACTGTTCAGTAACTTGTTTCGCGTGGTCGTCGATTTTTGCAAAATTATCATTAAATTCCGTTCTCAGCACGTAGTCAGACGGTTGCCATCTGTGCAGTTGTAAATTCGGTGTTTTTTCGCTACTCATTCGTATTCCTCCCGTAAATTATTCGCTATAAGGAAAGTCCGGCTCAACGTAAAACGTCTCCTCGAGTTCCTTCATCGTTTTATTTTCCGCCTCTTGCCACGTTAAAAGCCCGTCATTCATTTCTCCCCATGTTGCGTAAGTAAACTCGTATTCCGTATCTAAATGAGCCGGAATAACATCCGTTACTGCTACGTCAATATCTTCTAGATTCTTCGGAATCCCTCGTTTGCCGAGCAGCTTCACCTTAACGGAGCTCTCCCGTGGCTTATCCGTAATTTCCGCATAATAAAAAGCGTCGACTACCGATTTAAGTAAATCCGCCGTAGCAACGCCCTTGCCTCGCAATTTTGCGTTTATATAATGACGCCTCGAATCCGTAGACCTTTGCGGTATTGTCTCGATGCCGACTTCGTGCTCCCAACGGTCGAGCAAGTTGTCAGCGCTTGGCACGTAGAAGTTGTCGAGCAAGTTGTCGAGGTAAGCTCGCAATCGAATAACTTCCACCGCGTCTGCGTTAGTCAAACGCTCAACGTCCTCCATATCTCGGTAGAATGCCGGCAAATAGTCACCGATTTCCGTCTTTAAGTCACGATCGTACGTAAATGCTTCTAGCGTGCTTTCTGCGTTTAAAGCCGCCTTGACCGTCTTGTATTTATGTCCGCTAGATTTAACGCTTGCCCCACCGCTTAGACCTCCGCGAATAAGGCGAAGCGCGCGCCCTTCCGTTGCTGTCGAAGCACTTCCGCTTACTGCCGTCTTATTGGATACAATTAGCGATATTTTAGCGTCAATATCCGCAAGACTGCCGAGGACGCTATCCGCCGTCTTGATTACGAGCACTTTACCGCACGCACTTGCCGAGCCGATAAGCGCACTATCTGACGATATTATTGCGGTAGATTTTCCGCTTGCTGACGCGCTACAATCTAGCGATAGCGCGTCGATTATTACTTCCGCCATTTAAACCACTCCTTTACGCGAGTGTCACGCTTACATTGCCTGCAACAATCTTTAATTGATCGTCCTCTGCAATCGTTTTTGCATTCGTTAAAGCTCCGTGAAATAATAAGTTTCCGCCAGTAGGTGCGTCAAAGATTCCGATATGCGTCACCGTTCCCCACGAAGTAGTAGCAACCGGAAATAATACGTCCGCTGAACTGTAGCTAACGCCATTTGTCGGAGCACCGAACGTAATCTCTTGGCGCGCATATGCTCCACCCGTTACTTCCGTTCCCGAATTTTCGTCCGTCGGGTTCGACGTAAACAATCCGATATATACTTTACTCGGCGAAGTATATGCCGTGCCTCTTAATACTGCGTTAATTAACGCGTTTTCTAAATAATCGCTCATTGCTGCCATTCGTCAATTCCTCCTTATATGGTTACGTTAAGTGCGCCCATGACGGGCACTTCCGTTGATTCTAGTATGATATTCGACGTCAATCCATTAATTTTTAAGTTTTCGTAGTCAATAACACCCGTGCCGTCTAATATGGCGTTACCAATGCCTGTATAACGCACTGTGTCGTTGACGAACGCAATGGATTTTAAATACGCTTCGATATTTGCGTATACAGACGCTTGCGCCGTTTCTAATGACACGCCATCCCTTAGCGTTAATTCCACGTTAATATCGATAGGGACTTCTACCACGCTCTCGACAGTCACTTCGGCACCGACCGGACGTTGTTCTTCGATATACTCAACGGTTGCGTCAAGTATTGATTTAGCAGGCGCGCGCTTTTCCGAATCGGCTACGACGACTTTTACCGTACCCGGCCCATCCCATAGCGGATATACTTTCGCATCAGAAATGCCCGGCACTGATTTCGCCCACTTAATGTAATCGTACTTATTTCCGCTAGTAGACGGACGACTTACCTCCTCGTAATAGCGATTGTATAACTCTTCGTCCGATTCTTCGTCATATCCGCCGCTAAACTCCTCATCGTTGGTTACAGACGCTACCCCCGCTAAATCGCCTACTACAATCGTAATATCGCCTGCATTTACATTTCCGGGCGTTCCGGCAGTTTCCGATTGTACTTCGATTTGTAGCGGATTGGCGCCGACCACCGCGTCCTCTAATGTCTTGAAATATACGGGCGTTTCATCGTCTGTAGAAAATCGAGTGCCTTGCGGTATAGGAGTTCCTTCCGGAGCAGTCACCGTTACATAACCAGTCGCGAACGTTGCGGGCTTACGCGTTAATCCTTGCTCTAATGCTCGGCGCTCTAAATACTCGCCGTATGTCGTCGAAGCAAATCCGAGATTAATTACGTTATCCATTTGAATATATGCTTGCGCCAATTCAGCCGCCTTGGGGCTTAATAAGTCCCATAGCACCGAGCCCTCTCGCTTATCCATTGTGTCGGGAAATTGCGCTAACATACGTGCCATGATAGCCTCATAAGTTTCATTTTCAAACACCTACAATATCACCTCGCTTTCGATTATTTCTCCGTTTGTAAGTGTTACGGTGAACGTAACGAATAAGCCATCGCTTTCTTGCGATAATTCGAAGTTGCCGACGCTTTCGATTCGGTCATCATATATAATCGCTTCTTCAATTAAGCGAGGTATTTCGATTTTAAGAACGCTAAACGGCAGACTTTGGCTAATTAGTTCGTCAACTTCGCTACCGTAAGCGTCGCTATAAATTAAATAACGATTTCGCGCCGTATAGATAGCCTTGCGGATGAATTGCTGTATTGCCGCTTCGCCGTCAATATAATCGCCGATTTTACCGCTTTCTAAGTTGAGCGCGAACGTCTTGGATGGTTGTATCTCCGGAGCCCGCTCCTCCGTTAATTCTGCGTCAAGTGATATATTTATCGGTGTTAATGCCATCGTTACACCACCGCCTTGTCTAAGATATATACGAGCTGACCGTCGTTCGCTATTGCGACAATAACGCGGTCGCCCGCCTTTAAATTCGTTTTAATCGTCATAGTTGCGTTGCCCACTGTTAGCGAGTTAAGCGTACCGCCTTCGCTCACATTTCCGCTTACCGTTCCGCCGCTAATGCTTACCGTCCGAGTATGCTCCGTTAAATGTTCCGCAACAATGATTCCTTGCGATGGCGTGTCGATTGGCTCGCCGTCAATACGTATACTAATATCCGGTAGAGGCGTTCGAATGACCGCCGTTGTAATCGTTGTAGGATGCGTATTATCTCCGCTGAATAACTGTAATAATCGACTCGCTCCGCTACCTTCTAGCGTCATTTACTTCGCCTCCTTCCCGAGTTCATCGTCCGATACGTCAATATCCGGTAATTCGTAAGTACGTGTCAATTCGAGCGACATCGTATATACATCGCTACTAAATTCGTGACTTACGGATGTTACATAATAAGCGCCATTTGTACGCGTCATTTCGTTTTGAACGTATACTGGCGTCCCTACATCGACCTCTAGTACGCCTAATACGTCAATATTCAATTGCTCTCTTACTTGCGACTGCTCTTTTAAGAGCGTCTGCGCCCGCTGCTTTACTTGCGATGCCGTCGCTTTTTCGTCCATGATTTCTAATGCTTGCAATACGCCGTACTTTTGGCGAATGGCGTCGTCTTTCACGACTACGACCGTTTCCTTGCCTTTTTCTCCTCCGATAACTTTGGCTTGCGTTTTTGTATCCTCGATTGATCGCGAATATGAGGCGGATATTAAGTTAATGCCGTCTTTAAATACGTACCGCTGTCCGTCTGCTCCGCCTTTCAGAACGAGCTTACCGCCGTCATTCGATATAAAAAAGCGCCTGCCCGTTTGCTTTCGCGTTAAAGTGAGCGCCTTCAAAATCATATCGAATAACGTATTATCAGCGAGTCTTAGATATGGTATAACGTAGCCCGTGTCTGCGATTTCGCCCGTTTCAATGCCGAAGTCCTTCGCAATCAGGCGAATAATATCTGACGCTTTCTTGTTAACGAATATTCGCGAGTCGTTTGATTTCGCGAGGTAGATATTACTGTCGTAAGCCGTTATTGACATAGTGCCGTCACTAGAAATGTCCGTCGCAAATACAATACCGACGAATTTTAAAGCGTTATTGTACCGCAAAGAAATACGACTACCTTCGTCGATTGTTAAGACCTGTTTGCGTCCATCATTTGTATTCGTAAGGTTAAGCGTGAGCTGCCGATGAAATTTCGTCGAGTCACCGCTAACTGTTGCGGATTCTACGAGCGGCGTAATATCCGTCGTTCCGTGCAATAATACTTTAATCACGGTATCACCAACTTTTGCCCCGGATAAATTAGATTCGGATTCTTTCCTATTACCGATTTATTTGCGTCATAAATGCGGCGCCACTTTGCGCCGTCTTTATAAATGCTTTTCGATATTTTCCATAGCGAGTCGCCTTTTACGACCGTATACGTTTTCGGCGTGGGCTTTGGTTCCGATGGGCGCTGTTTAGCGGGCGCCGCTGTCGGTTTTGATGGCGCAGACGGCGTGTATAGCAATTTCGGCTGCACAGGTCGGTATTCTACGAAACTAATCGAGTAGTAAATATCGCCCGGCTCTCCCGCTCTTTCCGGCGTGTACGAGAACTCCGTAACGTATACCGGAATACTTATCGACGTGCCTGTAATTATGAGGCGGATATTCTTACGAGTATCGCGCCATTTCTCGATTTGCGCGATCCACTGTTCCGGTGCCGTGAGCCTTTCATATTCGCAGTACGACGAATTATAATCTCGCGGAAAGAAAGACTCGAAACTAATTCGCTTTAAATTACGTTCTCCGGAAAAACTGACCTCTCCGAGAGCTGCGATTTTCACTACGTTAATATCGAAAGGCGACTCAATCGATACTTCCGGAGGGTTAACGGGCAATTGAAGGTATACGTTGTCCCAATCTTTGAGCCAAAAACCGATTGTACTTCTCGCCATCAACCTCGCTCCCTTTCGATTAATTTTGCTAGTTTATATGCAAACTTCTCAACGTCCGCTTCTTCGCGAATTGTAACGCCATTCATCGTAATATTAATGCCGCCACTTATTCCGCCGCGTCCTTCGCGATATGCTTTTGCTTCTTGTGCGTTCAATACCATTTCATTACGGTGCAAACGCGTTACATATCCGTCATACGGTACCGAATCTAGCCCGTGATAATTTCCCGGAATTAATTTCTTCGCAAAGTTGACCGCTCCGCCGCTTATCTTGCCGATCCAATCCGGCACCTCGATATTACTAATCCAATCGGCTAGCTTCGTAATCCATTCCGCAGCATATTTAATCCAACCGCCAAGCGTTTCAAATACCGGAGATAGTGCCTCAACGATTTCTGTCGCCATGCCAAACGCATGCGTAAATCCTCCGCCTAAGAACGCAACGAATGGCCCGATGATTGTATCCCACGCAATACGTAGGGCTGCGAACGCTACTTTAATAACTGCGCCTAATAGTTTGAATATTGGCCCTACAATTTTCCACATCGTTTGTATAGCTGTCATAACGTGTTGAACTGCCGGCGCAAGAATGTTGTTCCATGCGATCATGGCTACGTCTGCTACGATCTTTAAGGCGTTGCCTAGCGCGCTTAATATCGGAGATACTAGCGACCAAGCCGTCTGTAAAATTGGTACTACTGCGTTATATACAGCGAGGAATGTATCAATAAACGTCTGTTTAAGTACACTGAATCGTTCGTATAATACGTTCAATATATCCGATGGAATAAGCGCTTCTAGTAGTCCGCTGACGCCGCCTTCCTTAAATATCTGCCAAAGTTCTTTAGTTCTGTCGATAATATTGGCTATTGCCGTTCTAAAACGCTCACTATGGTCGTAAAGCAGCTTAAACCCGATAACTAGCCCGGTAATCGCAAGAACGATATATCCGATTGGAGACGCTAAAAATGTTATAGCCGAACTAATTGCCGTAATTGTACCGCTAATTGCGAGGACTCCGGCTAATGCTCCGAAAAATACTCCGAGTACTTTCG